GTGTAGGACTCGGCTTATGGAATTCGTCGACTGGTTCTACATGGCCTCCGGTACTTACGAAGTCAGGGCAGAGACCCTGGCAGCCATTGCTATGGTCGAGTCCCGGTTCAGCCCCGATGCAATCTCTAGGTCTGGAGCTGTGTCCATCATGCAGCTGGTACCACGCTGGTTCCCTGAACTGAGGTTCGGGGTGGACGGGGCGCATACAATAGAGTGCCTAGCTACGACGGGAGCCTGCCAGGACGAACCCATCATGAAAGCAGCGGAGCGGCTGGCGGAAATGATTACGTTCTGCGGGTCCGAGGCCGAGGCTATCGGCTACTACAATACAGGCGAGTGTCAGGTAAACGGGTACGTCAGGTCAGTACTCAGGGCTAGAAGAATACTGGAGTGAAGACATGGGACTACTAAATATTCAGACTGCTATTTGCGACGAGTGCGGGCAGGCACAGGACTACCGGACCCCTAACATGGGACTCGCCCCCGTGGCCTGGGCTGCCAACGACGACGGGAGCAAACTATTCTGCGGTGGATGTATCAAGAAGGCTGCAGAAGAAGGGGAGAAGAAAGATGAGGAGCCCGAAGTTCACTCTGATTGACGCAACAGAGACATTCACCGAGGAAGAGATAAAGGTAGCCGAGGGGCTCATCGTCCCTCTCAACGACCTAGTCCTAGAGCAGGAGGAGGAGGAGGAGCAGCATGAGAGGGATGCGAATACCTTCTGGGTTGGGGTTGGTCTCGCCTACGGGACTCTGGTGGCGATGTACATCTCCAATTCAGAGGACCAAGAAGCGGCTGCGAAACTTATTGAGCAGGTTGTTTACGGCCTAAGGTCTCAAGAGGAACCGAAGCCTAAGCCAGGGATGAACTGACATACGTTCCACGTGAAACTAACCGCACATCTCAGGTAGCCCAGCCCTGCGTGCGAACGACTGCCAGCCCTTCCACTTACTGGGGGGAGGGTCCCAGGGCGCACCCTTGAACGTAGTCCGGGATATGGGTGCAGCATCTGAATGGGTGATGACCCTCTCTCTACTGAGGCGGACCCCAGTCGAAGAAGATATCTCCTCGCAGAGACCGACCAGTGTCTTCCAGCATCTGTCAGACCATGGGGCAGAGATTGTCCGCGGGCAGACAACCTCGATACCCACGGTGACATCATTAGGACGCCCTGTGCGCCAGAGCTGTCCTTCAGCTAGTTCCCGGGGAGACTTGAAGTCCGGCCATCGCTGGAACCACCAACCGTACTTGTTGGACGCGTTCCAGTCTGGGCTTACGTACGCGTTCCGCCTGCTAGAACCCACATGCCATGCTCCAAAGTCCATCGGCACCATCTGGATGCACTCTCCTCGTTGCCCCACAACGAAATGGGCTCCGAAGTGGCCGACTCTGCCGTCCCGGTACATGTCAACTGCTGTCTGGAACGGGTCTCCGGCAGGTCCAGCATTGCGTACAGGACCTGAGCCGGTTGTGTGGATGACGATGGCTTCGACATTATCGTGTCTCCTCGCTTTGAACTTGCCCTTGGCGAAGCCGTAGAGAGGCACGAAAGTCGATGCGGCGCCTACTTCAGTCCTCTTCTTCTCCCCCATCAGCGAACTTCTCCAGTGCTTCGATGCGGGCCAAAATAGCCTTCATCTCAATCTTGAACTTGGACGGGAGAATCTTGTCTACCTTCTCGTCTGCCTCGTCCTTGATGGCCTCTGCTGTAGTCCGAGCGATACCGATGAGAGCACCTATGGCCTTGAGTATATCCAGAAATGTTTCCATGTCAGTTGCACTCCCCGCTGGCCAGAGGCCCGAGGAGCCCCAGGGCTTGAGCCAACTGGTCCGGGATGGGGACGCCGAGACCACGAAGTCCTTCGGCGATGGCAGAAACGGCTCCCACGAGACACGCGAGCCCACCAATAATGTCCCCTTCATGGAACTCTCCGTAGGAGTCGAGGCTCCTCTGGCTTGCGACGAGCGAATCCTTCGCGCTGACAAACGCCATCTCGACCCTGGTCCACGGGCGCATCCTCTCCTCGTATTCACTGAGCGTCTCCGATGCTTCTAGGGCTACATCGTGGGCGGCCTCGTACATGGGAGCCACCATCCCGTCAGCTTCGACGACAGCCAGGGCCGTAGTGGAGAGTACCCTCTGCACAGTCTGAGAAGCGTTCGCGCCACATCCCGCCACCATACCTACAGCGGCCAGAGTCAGGGCCACGGTCCTCACGGTTCCTCTGGGGACTTGAGGGGACTGGGGCTCAGGGCACCAGCAACAACGCCGGTAAGAGCAGCAGCAATCTCGTTTGCACCGAAGGCCAAGGAGCCGACGACTCCCGCAACCACTAGGCCCAACATTACGACGCCCATCCAGTTCAAAGACATATCCTGTCCTCCTCTGAAAAGTATAGCAGGTGTGTAAGGAAGGTACTAATCGGCTAAGTAGCTGGTATTACGCTAGTATCTGCCAGACGATAGCAACGGTGGCAGGGAGGGTGCCGGCGACGAGGCCCCAGAGAGAGGCCTTAGCCTTGATTGAGGTCAACTCTACTTTGACTTTGTGCAGTTCCAGGTGCACGCGGCACAGTTCTTCCTTCATCTCGTCTAGTCGGAAGATGACCAGCTTCTCGTATTTCCCCCAGTCGTTCACCTCTACTCCACCTCGCAGGATGCGTAGACGCTGTAGACGTCGATGTCTCTTGCGGCTGCAGCCCCTGAGTTCTGCACATAAAGCATCGGCTTCAGTAGGGTAGAGGAGCCTGGCAGGTCGGTGGTCGCAGTCTGAACCAAGACATCGTCAATCCAGTACTGGACGTCAGAAGCTCCCATCACAATCTCGAGTTTATATACCTGGTCGACAGTAAGAGTGGACTCTGTCGAGGTTGACGGGGTGACACCACCATCGTTCGTGGAAGTGTTCCAGACCGTGCCGGTTGCCTCGTAGGTGAACAGCGCGTGGTGGGTGCTGGCCGTAAGATGAGTCTGGCCCAGGCCAACCCTGACAACCGTATTAGTAAGAGTAGTGTTGACGGCTAGATGGCACAGGAACCGCCCCACCCCGCCACGGCTCACCCATTCGGAGTTCGTGACCATGGTTATTAGAGCGTCGTCACCGTCACCGTTACCCTGGGAGGCCAGCGTGATAGCCGCTCCTCTGACTGCACTGGGAGCCTGGGTTGCTGTGCCAGAGGTTGGGTCTGTTAGCTCCCACCAGTCAGAGTTGAATTGACCGATGCACGGGTCGTACATCTCGATCCGGGTCTCCCTCAGGTAGTCGCCCATACTGGTGATGCGGGCAACTCTTCTCGCAGCACTATCTTCGAACCTGGTGAAGTTCCGCCCAACGGCATCACCAGATTGGATTTCAATATTGTCGTTGGAGTCTAGGGTTACCAACGTGTTGCTAATAACTCTAGCGTTAGCATCACCGTCTAAGGTTGCTGACCCATTGTTAGAGTCGATGTCGATGCTGCCGGCCGTGGACGTGATGTTGACCGCGTCTGTGCTGGTAATCGTGGTGATGTCTGCAGCAGAAAGGGTTATGTCCCCGTTAGCAGCACCCACAGCGGTCAGGATGATGGAGCCATCTGCTGTATCAACCGAGAAGTTGCCTGTGCCGGCTAGGTTCAGGTCTATATCGTCTGCTGAATTCACCTGGAACACAGGCGTGGAACCAGCAGTAGTAAACGTCATGGAACCCACGCCACCCGTAGTGTCGATGGTCATGATTCCAGCGTTGAGGTCCAGGGCTGAGGTACCTCCTGCTGTAACGGCTACCCCAGTGGTACCAGCAATGATGGTGTTCAGAGTCGAGCTGATATCCATCTGCCCGTTGGCGCCGTTCGCGTCCAGTTTCACGATACCGTCGGTGGTCTGAATCCAGAGTAGAGCAGCGGCCCCGTTGGTTTGGATGTTCATCGTACCCGGAGCACCGCCAGCAGTGGTGTTCAGGGTCATCTGGTCGCCAGAGGTGATGTTCGTCGTAGACGCCGAATCTATATCTACCGTGCCTGTAGCCCCTAGTGCGTTGAGGTCGATGGTGCCGTTGACCGTGTCTACTGTGATATTTCCGGTGCCACCAGCATCTATATCGATGTCGTCTGCGGAGTTGATTGTGAGTACTGGCGCTGTCCCCAGGGTATTTATGTTCATGGCCCCTGTGCCAGAGCCTGCGTTCACCGTCTCAATGACGATGGTTCCGCGAGAGGTCAGGTCAGCCGCGTTACCCGCGCCGCTGGTGCACCGTATCCTGATATTCCCGTTTTGCGGGATGAGGTCGATGTTACCTCCGGTAGCGGGCTCGACGAATACCCGGGAGCCGTTCGAGGACTTGAGGGTCAACTCGCCTCCAGCGTCTACGTCGATATCTCCGGTCTCCGTGAACATCTTGATTTCGCCTGCGACTGCGGCTGGCTGGGAAGCGGTGTCTCCCGCGTACAGGATTACTGCACCCTCGGCACCGTTGGTGGTGAAGGAGGACCGGACAACAACGTCACCTGCTGTGGAGCCTGTAGCGTTGTTCACTAGGGATTCGAGGTATACGTCGCCGCTAACGTACCCGCCTCCGCCGCCAGTTACAGCCTGGAGGTTTCCGAACCGAGCGTCTCCCCAGCTAGTCAGGGTAGTGGCTGCGTTGTTCGTAACCGTGGACCTCATGTCGGTGTCACCAACCGTAAGTGCACCAGCGGCAGCCGCGACCGCGTGGCCTACGGTCATGTCCCCAGCGTTCAGGCCGGTAGAGTCGTCTTCCGCTTGGACGGTTACGTTGTTCTCGCCCGTGATGCTGATGTTGCCAGCTGTACCGCCGTTAGCATCTAGGGTGATACCTCCGTCTACCGTGGCTAGGTCGATTCCAGATGTCGTACCCGATGTAGCTAGGCCTAGAGTCCGCGCGTTACCACCAGCCGTGATTGTAAGGTCAGCATCGGTAGTGAGAAGAGTTGCGGCCGAGCCTACTGCATCAGCTCTCATCGTTAGGGTTCCGGTGTTGGAATCGATGAGTACGTTGCCAGCCGTATTGTTGACAATGTTTATGCCGTTGTTGGCTGTGACGTTGAACTGGCCTGTTGCCGTATTGACGATGTTTACGTCGGTCGTGATGTTACACGTGCCACCAGCGCCCAAGGTGTTGGCGTTGATGTTGATGTTACCGTCTGTTGTGGTGACAGCTACGGGGCTACCGGTTCCAGTAGTAGACGCTGTAAGGGTCCTCGCGTTACCACCAGCAGTAACGGTTACGGCACCGTCCGTCGTGGATACCGTGTTGGAACTCGCGGCTCCGGTGGTAGTGAGCAAGGATGTAACACCAGCACCGCCTGCAGTGATTGCTACGTTGCCGTTGAACGTTCTGGCTGTGACGTTTCCGGGTGCAGCGCCAACGCCAGCATCAATCAGGATGTCCGAAGTGATAGTCCGGAGCTGAATAGGGGCGCCAGCACTGTTGGTAGTGATGGTAGCCTGACCGGAGGTAGACACGGTTAGCGTGCCACCAGTCGTGGTGTTCATCAGGATAGAGCCACCCTGGCCACCAGCTGTCGTGCCCCCATCAATGTCGATGCTGCCCCCGTCGGCCGTACCTGCCGTAGCGTTGCCGCCCTGGACTTTTACGAGGCCGCCTACTGAAGATGTGGAGTCTCCACCTATAGCGAGAATGGCCCCGCCAGCCTGGCCGTTAGGGTTGTCTGCTCCCAGTATGGATACGTTCCCAGAGTCAGAAGCAGCGTTCGAGCCGTCGCCTGCACCTGAAGAAATGGTGACATTTCCGCCCCTGGCACCTGGGCCCGTAAGGTCTAGACCAGCGTCGCCCGCAGATATCGTGATATCGGAACCAGCGCCCGAGGCAGTCAGGTTGTTCCCGTCGCCGCCCTGTCCGCCAAGTACGAATATCGCCCCGCCTGCCCCGCCTGGACCTACGAGGCTGACTCCGATGTCCCCGCCGTCCCCGCTAGTTGCGATGATTGGTCCACCGGCACCGGGTATGTTGCCTGCTGTGCCTGGGGCTCCGATGCCCGTACCAGCAGAGAACGTTCCGCCTGTAGCATTCTCTGTAGCGTTACCAGTAGTGAAGGAGATGTTGCCGCCGGAGGAACCAGAAGCAGAAGAGTTCCCTGTGATGTGGCTGAAGTCTGCCGCGGTGGTGTCTGCAGGGGTGATAAACGTGAAGTCCTGGGTAGCCCGCAGTTCGTCGGCTCCCATGGTGGCGTTGCCGCCCGAATCCGTAATCTGGATTGCCGTGTTACCTGCCAGAACGTTGAGTTCGAGGTTCAGCGAGCCGTTGGCGGAGGTGTCGATGTCCACCAGGGCAGCGCCGATGGCACCGACCGAATCGTTGATATCTACTGAGACACCTACAGCGTTGGCAATCGTGTTACCCGCAGTATAGGCCTGCTGCAGAGTGTTGCCGCCGCCAGCGACAGCCAGGGCTACCCAGGTAGCAGGTGGACCGCCTGCGTTGGTGCAGATGTACAGCAGGTTACCAACGGTGTCGTAGGCGGTATCCCCCACCTCCAGGCCGTCCTGTAGAGCAGCTACGCCCGGGAAGGCTCCTGCTCCTGCAAACTGACCCCAGTGGTTGTGATTGTTGGTCGGTGACTTGGTTGCCATTTCTATTACCTGTCAATGTTGTGGGCCACGTCGTTGCCGGCACCGAGGTCTTCTACTGGGGCTGCTTGAGTGATGGTGTTGAATACGTTGCCTGTAGCTACGTTGTCGTCGTCTCCAGCTGCGGAGAACTTGATGGCCCGGTCCCAGTCAGAGATGAAGTTGCCATTGATGGAGCACCCCACGCATCCGTTGACTAGCTCCACGGCTTCTAGTCCTACTCCGATGCCGCCCTCACCCTGAATGTAGTTCCCCTGGATGATGGCAAAATCAATGTTGTTCAGGACTACCCCGCGCATCGTCGCCAAGTTCTGTTGCACGTTGATGTCGCTATTGAACAGGCCGAACCGGTTCTGAGTAGTCTGGGCTCGGACGCCTTCTCTTAGATTTCTGAAGATGGTTCCCCTGATGAGGAGCCCAGTCTGGACGACGCTGACACCGATGTCCCCACCGCGCAGTTCACAGTCTACGATGATGACCTGAGAGTTCGGGCCTGTGGCAGTTACCATGATGAAGTCGGTACCGGGCACCAGAGTATCGAACGACGGGGCCTGTCGGCTGGTAGCTGTATTCGAAGTGCAGTTCATCAGGTATGCAGGGCTATTGGGGCACGAGAAGTCGTACACAGACCTAAGAGCTGTCTCGCCTACGTCGGTGGCGTCCCACCCCAGTGCCCCTATGAACTCGACCTGGACCCGGATACACCGAGTTGCGTTGGCCATGGTTATTACTGCCGTGGCTCCAGCAGGAGGGCCGGCTGTTGGCCTAGCTACCTCAATCCCGACGTCCATCACAGTGGCCTCGGAGTTCAGCCCCAGTGCCCCCATGTTGCCGGTTGACTTGGTCCTGATGAACGTCTGCTGAGTCCCGGCCCCACGGAGGGTTGTGCTGTTGGGAACCACCAACGGAGACGTAGCTGCCCCTGCACCAAGGTCGTAAGTCCCCGGCCTGACCCAAACGTCCAAGTTGGCTCCGGCTGTAGCTAGGGCAGCCTGTAGCTGAACACCGTCCCCTACATCTAGGAAGTCGCAGTCTGTGCCTAATACGTCACCTACCACGGAGTTCCCGACGACAATAGCCGGGGTCAGCCCTTGAGCCGCGCCGCCACCGCCGCCACCGCCACCTGTTAAACTAGAACGTCGGGACATTTATTACCTACCTTACCGGTCCGCTTGAACGCCAAAAACGGAGGACACCAACTAACGGAGAGATGTGATTAATCCAGACACCTTCTGCTGCCGCTCCCGTTCCGTCTCCAAACTTGAGCATCTTGAGGTCGAAGTGCCGTTCTTCCCCTGCGCCCATGCGAATGCAACCAGCATTAAGTAGAGGCAGAGGCACGGGGTCCCCACCCAAGGACAACGTCAGGTTACTGATGACAGTAGCAGTACGCGTGAAGCTGATGTAGACGTCCTCTGATTCCGCCTGGATAGTTATCCATTGGTTTGAGAACTCAGCGGGCAACAGCATGGACTGAGCAGCCGCAGCCGAAGCCCTCACGTATGTTTCGATTGGAGGCGTAATAGATGCCTCTGAGTTGAGTAATGTATTTCCCGACATCGTTCCTATCTCCTAAAGTTTCTCGCCGTTGGTCCAGAATACACCGGATATCTCGGCCATAGTTATATCTACTGCACCCGGAGGGGCGGCACCTGCGGAGTCCATCTCTAGTCTCCAGTAGACAGTGTCCGACTCATAGTAGCCGGATATGTCGTACAGCCCAAAGTTGATTTCCTGTATCCTAGTCAGGTCGGTACTCAGGACTGGGACAGTAGCCGAGAGGGTGGCCACCTTGGATGTGATGACCTCGGTTTGGGCTATGGTCCTAGTTATCGGGGTAGTCCCTCCTGTCGGGTCTGCCTCCATTACATTCACGCTCTCGATGGGGAGTACCGAGAGAATCCAAGTCGTATTCCCTGGAGCCCCGGGTGCGGTAGCTGGGAGCATGTGGAAGTCGAAAGTCAGCGGGAACGAGGTGTCTAGACCCCGAGGGATATCGAACTGGCCGTATATGGCATCGCCCGAACCGTTCAGTCTAGAGTTCTTCATGATGTGGGCCCAGCCAGTCGGGACTCCGCCGGAGCCAATGGTTGGGTTAGCGTCGGCTACTGCTCCAGATTCCCCGAAGACGTTGCCTGTGGACTGGATGGTCCTCTTGAACCTAGCGTTGCCGAAGTACTCTTGGGTCCCGTCCGCGTTGAGTTCGGTCCTAGATGAGTGGAGCTTGAACTGCTGGAACACGGGGGCCGTAGTCAGAATGTTCTGGTTCCGTAGTCTTGACCAGTAACCCGTGGTCCCGTTGATGTTCTTCGTAGCCCAGGCTGCGTTAGAGTCTACTCCGTACCTGATCTGTTCTGATGTATTGGTCCGGATTAGGACTTCGTTGGCGTAACGGTGGAATAAGTCTGAGTGGGTGGATAGTACGCCGAATGGAGTCCAGGCTGCCCCGTCCCAGAGTTCCCAAACGAAATCTCCGCCGATGTTCGCCGCTACGGTCTGGAGCACCTTGAGGCCCCAATGTTTTTTCAGGCCTACGATGTCTTGGAGGGTTGTGCAGAATAGGATGGAGTGGTTGGCCCCGAGCCCCTGGAAGGAAAGGGTCGAACCCGTAGGGCTAGAGGCCGCAGCTGACTCGTCTACGAACCCGGCACCGTCGCCGACGCCAGCAGTCCCATCGGTTGTCAGGACGACCATCTCTCGAGTGTAGGAGTCCCCCTCTCCGAACACAGCCTCCGTGCCCTTCTCTGGGCTTCCGACGTGGAGCTCCGACTGGCACTTGAAAGCTTGGTCCTCGGCAAATTCATCCTGGTAGTTGGCTATGATAGTTGCGCCGGTCTTCCAGGCAGTAGGAGCTGAAATCATCGACTCTTGGTACGAGCATCCGACGGCGTGGTAAGTACCTGAGACAAGCACAGGGTCTACCAGGATGTCGTTGGTTACCGAGTTGTCGATGTGTACGGCGGACAAGTGGACGATTGCACTGTTGTCGATGATGCTGATGCCGTTGGTGCAACCCTCGATCGTAGCGTCTGAGACTGTAAGCTGACCCGGGCCGCACTCAAAGCCGTTGGTGATGGTACCTGTTACTGGGCCAATCTGAACTGAGTGCGCATGGACCGAGCCAGAGTTGTTCACGAGGACTGCAGAGCCGATAGTTCCCACAGCTACGAACAGGCCATCGATAATCAGGAGCCCGCCGCCGACGACTGTAGCCATTACGTTGTCGCAGGTTCCGGACATGTACTGGATATCTCGGCAGGCTAGTGTCCCGGCTCCGAGGTTAGCGATGCCGGTACCCAGGACCCCGGTTCCGATGAGTCTACAATCAGTGACCGTCGCCGAAGCAGCGGAGGTGACAATGCCACCGGCAGCGTCGTTAGGGAGGGTTACCGAAAATCCACGTATGGTTGAGTTTAGGGACAGGGTGACCCGGGTTCCGCCTGGCGCAGCACCTGTGATGGATGCCCACGCATCAGATTCCAGGTTGACCGAGGCAGGGACTGTCACCGACTCAGGGTAAGTCCCGGGACCGACCTTTACCGTATCTCCTCCGGCTGCTGCTGCGAGTGCACCCGCAATAGTGGCGAAGGTAGTCCTTGCTGCTGGTTGGAGGAGCACGACGCCTACTACACCGCCGTTAGTTATACCCGCTGCGGCTCCGGCACCACCGGCACCGATGTTTCCTCGTCTGCTCATGTCAGAGTCCCTCCTCGACGGACTGAGATTGTGTAAGTGTAGCCGATGCGAGGCCTAAGGGCCTAGAGGCTGGACGTGGGCCAGTTATCCCTGAGGCCTGAGCTTGCTGCTCAGTCTGCGCAGCCGTGGACTGCATAGCTTGTACGAACTGGCCTGAGAGTGTTGGGTCGATATCCAGGCCGAACGCCTGCCCGAGCTGGATTCTACTTTGGTACGAAACTGTCCCGCCGGCACTGGCAACCTCAGTTAGGACCTCCATTGCCTGCATTCTCATCTCGTTGTGCATCGACGGTAGGACTGACCTCACGGCCTCCATCCCGGACGCATTGGGGATTCCGGATGCGATGTCCTCGTATACTGATACGGGGTCTTCTAGCGCTGCCACCTTGTCAGTGAACTCGTCCATGTCTGTAGCTGACGGGGGAACCATTACCTGGTTAGGAAACAGCGGGTCCATGACTACAGGGGGGAGCACCCCGGCAAGATAGAACAAGCTACCCACTGCCACCTCCTGAGAATACTGCGAAACGCTCTCGTCCAGTAGGTCCAGGCTCTCTGTCGTCGCACCGAGCCTGTTGATGAGAAGCTCAGGGTTAGCACTTAGTTCCATGATTTCGTCGGCGAGCTCCACGAAGGCCTCTTGCCTCGTAGCTGGGTTGCGGAGCGCGGCGACTAGAGGGGTCGCTGTTGCTGTAACTGACGGTCTGCCGAGTCTACCTAGCGAGCGCTCTCCAGATTCGATAGACTTCTTGAGGGCTAGGGAGGCTTTCTCCATCCTACCGCCGACCCTCCTCAGGACCTTCTCCCACTCCAGAATCTTCTCCCAGGTTTTAGCTGGGTTAGCTGCGAACTTAAGTGCAGTAACGGCAGCCCCACCTGCTAGGCCGCCCAACCCGCCTCCAGCCATGTTACCAACCACAGCCCCAAGTGCCGGGGATACGTTCCTGGCCAGGATTTGAGGTAGACTTGTGGCCTCAGCCTCAGCCTTCACTGCACGGTTGAACTGAGCCCTGCGGTTAATGTCCAGGGCATGCCTCTCTATAGACTGGGTCAGCCCCTCGGTAGCCTTACCTAGGCTGGTCGGTATCCCTAGATTGCTTGCGTCCGCTGAATGGTCCTCGAGATTCTTCGTTATCTCTCTTAGCCTGTCCACGGTGATGTCGCCGCGAGGTTCCTCGAAGTCCTTGAATGCATCCCTGAGCCGACCAGATGTGACTACTGGACCAGACTCTGTCCCGCCGATATCCGAAGATGCCTTTAGTATCCCGACTTCCGTGTCAAGTACGGCGTTTCTCTTGGAGAAGATGGTGCCAGCTCTTCCGAATGCATTCTCGTCGCCAAGTGCGGCGTTGAGGAGGGTCCGCTGCTCGTGTAGGAAACCGGATGCGTCGCTCTCTTTTGCTGCAGCAACTCCCAAGTCGTCGCTTAGGCCAACAAGCTGCCTGTGCATCTGGGCCGGGGTCCCACCTCTTATGGCCGCAGCCCTGCCTTCGACTACACCCAGGGTCTTCCCCAGCAAATCGCTCGATCCCTTGAACGCATTGTTATCTAGGGCCTGGGTCACCGCTACACGGATTCTCTGCGCTGCGTTGTCAGATGCGGCAGCGACCACTTCCCTTGGTACGTCCCCGAGGGCTTTGGCGAACTGGGGGGCTAGGCTGTCGTAGTCCCGCACGGTCCTGGCGTAGCTCGAGAACTCGTCTGTGGCGGCCTTGATATTCGTAGCTATATCGTCAGCGGCCCGCACCATACTTTCCGGGCTTCTGATGAGGCTGGCCCTTGTGTTGGTATCCATCATGCGAAGTTGAGGAGCGTCCGGGCTTCTAAGCAGGGTCTCGCCCAGTTCGGTTGGGGTCTGCCGAACAATGCTCTGTTCAGCTGCATCAATCCTAGAGCCAGATACCAACCTGGTCCCCGGTGTCATGGACATGCGGTTCACCAAGGCTCGGCCCCCAGTGACAACCCCCTGCAGGCCCAGGCCTAGGACCATGCCCATGCCAGCATCGGAGAACACCCTCTCAGCCGTCAGCTCTGTATTAGTGATTTGAGAGACAGCGTGGTTCATGGCTGCAGAGGCTACGATACCCTCCGTGGCTTCCCTGCCGATGACTCCAGCTACCCTCGAACCGCGCTCGCTCAAGCCTAAAGTCCTAGAAATCTGTCCCGCGAAGAACCGCTCCGCGCTGGGGGCAATGGTTCGCGCTAACCCAGCTGGACCCGCTGCCCTGAACGCCTGGCGCAATAGCCCGCCTTGCCCACCTGGCAAGAGGAGTGGGCCGAATACCCCCGCGGTCATTCCTATCCTGGTAAACCCTGGAACGTTCTCCGCTACCATCCCGGATGTCCGTCTTGTTCCAGGCCTGATGGCTTCCTGAGCAGCGCCAGAGAGACCAAAGCTTAGGGTATTGGCGGCAGCGTTGAAGAGAGCCGTGCCCCTGTAGTTGTTTGCTAGAACTCTTCGGGTCGACTCCTTGTCGTCTCTAGCGAATATTTGGCCCGCCAAGGGCTGTATCTCCGCGTTCCCAGTAAGTATCCTGAGGCTCCTGTTGCCCTGTTGAGCCAAGTCACGAATGTTGGCGATATCGCCTGCTCTTACTACATCGTGCTGCATGTTCCCGTCGTCGCCGGTGTAGACAATCTCTATCGGCTGGTCGGGGTCCTTCGGTGCTTGGCCCATCTGGAACAGGCGCTGCTCGAATTCCCCATCATTGCCTAGGTCGACAACTTCCTCGTCGCCGTCTGCGTTTATGACAATGTATGTGGGGTCTGGCATCAGGGTGCAATCCTTGCCCGGCTGTTACGGACCGCGTTCTGTAGGCCCAGTCTACGTGTTGGAACCCCTCCTCTGGACTGAATCAGAGAAGCCGCTTCCCTACCTATTAGGTTGGAGGTTGCCCTCAGGGATGCTGCAGCGTCGTCTCTCATATCGAAGCTGTTGATATTAGGCACCAGAGACTCGACTAGTTCTAGGTCGGGCCCGTTCAGCGCTCCCAGACCTAGGCCTCTGGCCAGGAGGATCTGGTTGAATCGGGTAAACGATATGTTCTCACCGCCAGATATGCCCAGGCTCTCGAAGAAGTCCTCGCTTTCGGTCCTCGCGGCAAGCCTTTGCAGCGATTCCATGATGTCCTTGATTTGGGCAACCTTAGTTTTCATCTCCTCAAAGGCTCGCTTGCTTGCCGGAGATGAGTTGACCACCGCCATAGCTTCTTCGTTAAATCGATGGTTGAGGACAGTCTGCGCCCTATTTGAAAGTGCTATCGCTTGTTCTGGCCTAGTCAGGAAGTCGGGGACTCTGCGGAAATCATGGAATACGTAGACATCTTCTCCGGCTGTGTTCGTCGCCGTAGAGTTCGGCCCAGGGGTCCAAGTTCTTTGGACACTCATGTTATCTTCGTTCATGGACAGGAGACGGGTGAGGTGGATGTTGTTCGGGGGCAGGGGCCTCCCCTGGCTGTCCCGGCTCACGGATACGTCACTCAAATGCCGGCGAACCCTCGAACCCTCGAACCCGGCGACGCTGTCCCTCGGGCTGTATGACTGAACCTGGTCGCTTCCTACAGCTGTGGTCCTTGCTGGCCTCTGACGCTCTTCCTGAGTCTGGGGCTGTCCTGTCGTTGTGCCAGTTCCACCGCCCCTTCTTGCTCTTCTGGGCTGGGCTGCCGCCGCTTCTACGCCCGCTTGCTCCAGCGCTCCTGGGCCTTCACGAGACACCAGCCTCCTTAGGGCCATCTCCGCGTCTAGGTTCCTCTGGGAGACTTGTCTCACGCTACTAATCGTCTCTGAGATATGGACTGCGCCTGTAGCCCGAGCTGCCTCGATTCGTGCCTGGTTTTGAGCTTGGCGCATCTGAGTCTGCATTATCTCCCAAGCCTGCCTCTCGGCATCGGATGAGGAACGCAGTTTGCGTGCTTCGATGTCCTCTAAGGCCCTCTGCCGATGCATGTCAGTCAGCATGGCTCTAGCCTTGGTCTCGTCCCCGGTAATGCGAATCAGGTCGCCAAGGATGTTTCTGGCAGTCGTGACTCCAGCCCTAGCGTTGATGATGTTAGCCTTCTGTGCGTCGATGTCTCTGGCTATAGCGTTATCGATAATACTAAGGGCCGCGTTCGAGCCAACACCCGTCAGGCCTCTGCCAAACTCACCAAGTGCTACAGCTATGGACGCACCAATCCTGGCCCCGGAACCTCGGCTCGAGAAGAACCGGTTAGGGTCAATCTCTCTGGCTGAGACTTCTCTATTTAGTGCCTGGACCTCTTCCCAGTACCCCCGCATCTTCTGGAAGCTCTCGTCCACAATGCCCTGCATGATCTGCTCGTCTTCAAGCATTGCCCTTGCGGTGTCAGCGTGGACAGCGGATAGCTGAGCGTCCCTAGTTGCGAGGTTGTTTACCAGGTCGTCCTTCTGTTGGATTGCCAGCTCGGCCAAGGTCGACCTCTCAGCCTCTAGCTCCGGCGGGACATGGCCAGAGATGAACTCTTCCATGGTCACCGTAGTTGTCATCCGAGGACCGCCCGCGCCTCCTCTGCGCCCAGGTCCTGCTTCCGGAGCCCCCAAGTCGAACGGGAGGTTAGGGAAGTTAGGGTCTACGATTCCCACGCCTCCAGGGTCAACGCTAAAGGTGGCAGCATCAGCATCTCCACCAACACCTAGTAGAGCGTTAATGTCGGCCGTCTCGTCTTTCTGGCGCTGCTCGTTGGTGACGTTCGAAGATGGCCCAGAAGCTGTGGCGGGCCGCTGCCTGCCCCTAACCGCTCCTCCCTGGGACTCTGGCCTAGAAGGGACGATTCCTGGGTCGAACGTACGGAAGTCGGTGACGATGCCATCGGCTGGTGCAGGCGTGGCTCCGGCGGGTATCTCGTCTTCGTTGGTTGCGAGTAGGGGTTGCTCGGGTGGAGCGAATACGTCCTGAGCCTGCAACCCGGGACCAGGCTGCGCGAACCCTCCGGAGACGTCTCCAGCTCCGACAAGCCCTCCGGGTGTCCCGCGTACATCCTCTGCGCTAATCCCAGCCTCTTCGCTTAGGGCTATAGTCCGGGCCGTATCGCTTACCAACTGGTCCTGCGAGGCCCCCAGGTTCCCCTGTAAGGCTTGCGCGGTAGCTGTGGGTATAACGAACCTCTGGCCGTCCTCGGACTCGACTACGGTGGTCTCCTGGCCCTCTATGACGGGCCCTGGGCCGACTTCGTTGGGTCCCGGCATTAGGATTCTCCTCGGCTGGACCTCTGCACCAGGCGCTGAATCTCTTCGTCGCTGAAGCCTAGGTCCGAGAGGATGGTCTTAGCGGCGGTGTCGAAGGCGCTGCCCGGTCTAGCTAGGAACCGAGACGCTGCCCTCAAATCTTCGAGACCTTCTGCGTCCAGGTTCTTGGCCCGAGCTAGTTGGGCCACTGGGTCGCGTCTTTCGGCTGCAGGCTCGTCGATTCTGCGCGTCAGCCCCTCGGACTGCTGCAATGCCTGTCGAATCTGCTGCTCGACCTGCTGGACTCTGATGCTAGCCCTCTGGGGCGCTGCGGCTTGTGGTTGGACAGGGGCCTGCCTAGCCACGGTTTGGCTTAGGGGCTGGTCTAACGGCTGCCCTTCTTGGGCTGGCTGGGTAGGTACGGTCTGGGGCTGGGTCTGGAGCTGCTGGGCCGGGACCGCTGGGGGCTGGACCTGGGGAATCACTGCAGCTGAGACTGGGGGAGACTGCGGAGAAGCCTGGGCCGGAGCCGCCTGCTCAACTGGAGCAACGGGGGCTCCCGTGGGGGCGTTTGTTGCTGCCGGTTGGGCTGCTGGTTGCTGGGTTGGGACCCCTCCCCCCAATTGCCCTGGAGGCCTGTTCAGGAACTGGTTTCCCTCGGTCAGGCCGGTGTCACGGCTCAGTGAGCTGCTGATTGCATTGCTGAGCTGTTGGTCCTGCTCAGATAAGGCCCCCGTGGTTGAGTCGGCCGCATCAGAACTTGCGGTAGACTGTGCAATCCCAGCTCCGACGGCCGATGCCCCTGCTCCAATGATTCTCTGCGTATTCTGCAGTTGTTGCTCGGCTAGCTGGAGTCGGCCTAGCTGAGCCTGCTGAGCTGCTGCAATCCTACTCGGACCAGCTGCTGCCACCGCTCCCTGAGCCTGCCTTGCCGCTAGAGAAGGAGAAACTCCTGCCCTGGCCCCAATAGCTTGGGCTGCTGAAAGGTCTGCCTCTCTCTGCTGCTGCAGGAGCTGCCGGGTGTCCTTCTTTGCGCGTGCCTCCGCTCCCTGCCTCGCAAAGTGAGACCCTACGGCTGTCCCAACCGCGACTAGCCCTGAAATAATTGCACCTATTGGCATGATTCCCTCATCTCTTGGCTCCCGCTTCGTTGAGCTTGTGAAGCCCTTCTTTCATACCAACCTCCAGGCCAATCCCGGTAAGGACGAGTCCTGAGCCGTTGGTCGGTGGTGACCCTGGAGCAATGACGACCTCTTCGACCGTCATCCTCATAGATTGTGATTTCTGCCTACCCACGTGGACCGAGAGCTGCATCGGGTCCCCGAATGTCGGGAGACCGGAGAGGAACCCTAAGGCCTGGACCTCCGCCTCCGTCCAATCGGAAACCTGGGCCCCGGTCGTATCCTGATACTCAAACTCTAGAGTAACCCGCACGTCGCCAGTTGAGTGGCGACCTAAAGTATACGCTCGCCAAATCCTCTGGAAACCCTGGAGCCCTGCCAGCTTCAACCAGGCAGTCCTAGCAAAAGTAGGGATATGGTTGGTCAAGTCCGTGGGGAGACCTTCTGATTCCGACGCGACGTCGAACGGGCTATCCAGGATAACAGAGTATAGATTGTCATGGCTGCACGCCGAGCGGGTTTGTCCCATGCTGGTAGTGCTCGGGTCAAAGAAGATTGACCAAGCTCCGTGGTAGTAGTCGTAGGTCAGGGTCACGTTGGTAAGGGCGCCCTGCATCCCGAACCTAACCTGATTCTGCTTATCCAAGAGCACAGCAGAGTTGATTAGGATATCCTGGCCAGCCACAGCATTAGCGAAGAAGTCCTCGACTGGAGCGCCGATGTAGTTGACGTTCAAGCCTCGGTCGATGTTGTAGATGCCCTTCTCAGATTGGAACATCACTCCGAACGGCCCCGAGATAACTGAGCTGCGGCTGACACAGCCAACATCGCCAGAGATTAGCTTGGGCCCCACCAGCGACTGCCCGGCTCCAGCGTCGTTCGGCCCAGCCCCCGCAATGTAGAAGATTGAAGATGATGTGAAGACGAGGACCTTATCGTCCAGGGCTCCCAGAGCTGTGATGGTCTCGGAATCTGTTTGGACCGATATCTCGAACGCACCAGTGAACTCAGGGGGGAGAGCTGGGGAGCTTATTTTGGAGAACCATACCGATGTTCCCGTTTCAGCAGAGGCTACCCAAACCCTACCGTTGACCGTAGCTACGTCGATAGCAGCTGGAGGTTGGAGGTTTCCCAGGATGCCGCCTGTCGTGTACAGGATTGGATTATCGGTGAGGAGACTAACGGCTGGCGCTCCGACAAACGTGGGGAAGTCGACCTGTAGGGACACCCTTCCAGGGACAGCACTTATAGCGTCAGGCCCGAAGGCCGGCTCCCTCAGCGTGTAATAGTGGATAGCCCCGTCTGCGGCCGTCATGTAGAGCTCTATGAACAGGGACTTCACATCTGGATTGAATGCAGTGGGGAGGGAAGGGTGCAGGGCTATGAATGTGATGTCTGAGACGGCGCCGCCAGTTGTGTCGATTACCCTGGGCCTGCTAGGGGCGCTCCTGTGCTCGTTGCCGTGGCTATCGATGAAGACGAAGACAGCTATGCCCTCGTATCTCCCGGGCGTAACGCCAACTCCGCCTACAATGTTGAACTCGATTATTTCAGGAGCAGTGTGGGGGATAATCTCGCTCCACACATCCCCGTCGAACTGACCTGCCACCGCACCGCTCGATACAGTCAGACCAGATGACTGGAGCATCTTAGAGGGGAGAAGAGGCTGCCACTGCATGTCGTAGGAGACTATGCCGTCCGTGTGGTCGTCTAGGTAAATGTCGTCCCCGTGCCTGTCGGAATACTTGATTGAGTATATCCTGTTGAACACCCAGTTGATGTTATCTGTGCTGGATACCCTCGGAGGGCTAAACTGGAAGTTGTCGGGGCAGTTGAGCGTGTCGACCCAGTTATCTACGAGGCTTAGCCTGTCCTGCTGGAACCTGGCCACAGGCTTCAGGTAGTTAGTAGTGGTTGCCCCGACAGTCCTGGTGTAAGGCATCACGAAGACTGCGGCTGGAGTCTCGTGGTCCACACTGACAGCTCTGTTTACCAGCGAGCCAGAGCGGTTTGTCCTCAGGCCAAACACAGCACCGTAGTCGTCCGGCTGGAATGCCTTGGTTGCGAGGTACGCGTTGTGCCAAAGGCCTACTGTGCCAGCTACCAAGACACCAGCGGTTGTAAGGTCTGCCCACTGGGTTTGAGCGTAGAACCTGTCTTCTCCTGTGGGGAAAAGGAAGTCCTCCTCTAGTCCAGAGCTGGCGATGAGCATGGTGCCAGTAACACCGCGAGTGGTTATCGTGATGTACGAAGCACCCTCGTAGACCAGAGCAGTATTGAGCCAGTTGTAGATAGGGCTTGGACCAGTTGTTACAGCCAGAGTCGTCTCGTTTACAGTGAAGGTCCAGACCTGGTCGTCTGCAGCAGCTGGGTCTTTCGATACACCACAGCAGTACTCGTTAGTGATGCTGTTGTGGAAGATTGTGCGCCCCTGGGATGCTTCGTGGTCGCCAGCTAGGGCCAGGTTGGATGCTGTGATAGCTGGCACCGCATCGAAGAGATGCAAATCAGTCAGTGCCCCTGAGCCGCCGGGAGACCTGATGGCTATGATTCCGCCGGTCGAGTCCGTATTGGTGGAGTCAGCATCGAAAGCAAAGACCGCGTTCAGGAGTACAAACGTAGCGCTGACCGTGAACGGGTTCGTGGTGGTGTTGATTGAAAGAGCTGTTACGTTGTTCGTAGTGGTGTTCAAGGAGATTAGTACGAATGTTCTAGTGTTCAGAACCAGCACCTGAGGCATGCGGCCCATACCAGTAACAACGGTTGGCGGGATTACAGGCTGCCCCGTGCTCCTCTCGTAAACTGCATACCAGGTGTCCTCGCCGAAGGCAGTTGGGTCCGGAGTATCGGTCCACGCCACCATCTCGTACTCAGGTGTTACGTTGGAGTCGCACCTGGTAGGTGTAGAATTAGCGGCGATGTGCCTTCTGACACTGAGGTCGACGGGGACTAGTCCGCCGTTGCCATTGCTAGAGTGGTTCCTCCACCGGCCCTCGTCTTCAATCAGACTCTGGACGCTATCTTGGTTAGTTACCCTAAGCTGTCCGCCATGATCGAAGATGGTGTGCGCGGTTGGGTTATTAGTGAACCCTGCCGTGACCTCAGCAGCGTAGCCGTTTCTCTTGCTGAGACTTCCGGTCTTATCGTACTGCATTTCTCGCACAAGAGAGAGAACTGGAGACTCCACCAGATGCTCGTCTAGCTTCGTATCCATGCCGCCCTCTAGGGAGACTTGGACCACGTTCTTAAGCAGCGGTACTCTTGTGGATTGTTTTGGCACTAAAAAACCCAGAAATTAGCGTTTACCGTTCCGCCGGCTACTGTGATTCGCACAAACTTCTCTGGGTCCACGGCACTCTCTTGGATTATGATTGTGGCGCCCCCGTTGTCGTTCCCGATAACCGTTCCGCCAATAGACCGTCTACCAAGTTTATGGGGGACCTCGTGCGTTCCGGCGGCCAAGTTCAGACCTGTGAGAGCGGAGCCCCTGCCGATATCTGACTGCTGCGGGATGGCCTCTTCAACGTTATCTTGGATGCGGTTCGCAGCCTCGTTATCCGTCTGGATGCGTACGTATTTCGAATTAGCCAAAATGACCGAACCTTCTGCTGCCGAGACCGCCAGCGTCTGTAATCCTCTCTGGAAATCCCTGGTCTCTCGCCTGGGACATCATTTTAATTCTCTGCTCTAAGCCGTTCTTTCTCGTGAGGAGAGCAGAGATGTCGCCCTCCTCCTTCTCGATGCACTTGATGGCGGAATCGATAACTACGTACTCCTCCCAGCCGTTGAAGCCGTTCCAGACCTGAGCGTCCGTAACTAGCTGAGGAGCGTGGGGGATGTACCAAACCGTGGCCGTCAGGACTGAGCCGGGGGGCGGGTCGAACCTGATGGAAGCGTTGTACTGACCAACGAGGCCCGAGGAGACCACATTACTGACCACTGCGGGAATAGTCGCTAGGTCGGTATCTGTAACAACCCTGTTCGTGACTGTTCTCACCTCTGTGACTGTGGCTGTGGCCGGAGCACCGATGAGGGCTGCACCAGATGTAGCCGAGAACGTCAGGACCTGGCCCGGGTAGAAGGCCGATATATCCGAGGCGTTGACCAGAGAGAAGGACTCCTGGTTCGGCACCCCGATAACGATGTCGAAGAGGGCTGCAATAGTCCCCATCTCAACACCCGGGAGGGGGCCTGTCCCGAAGTCTGTGTTGGACATGCTCCCAGCATTGAAACCCAAGAGCCTGTACCTAGCTGCCTCCGCCCAAGTTGCCGTCACATGCTGGTTATCAAACCTCTCGTCGAACATGTAGGGCCGGATTGGAACGGGGGACGTGCCGCCCAAGTTCACGTCGACACCCTTCAGGATGTAGAAGTCGTTGGGTAGGTGGTAGACGTCTCGGGCCGCCTCTGTGGTGATGTCGTGTCTGGTCAGGAAGAACTCTTGCCCCGCTGCATCGAGGATGAGGTCGTACAGTTCCGAGATGGACTCGTTGATGTACCGGTCGACCTCGCCCCCCAGAGCTGTATCGACGAACGTGGTATTTTCCATGTTCGCCCTCTGGAGGGTTTCGGTCCGCAACTGAGCAAGAGTTCGTACCCTGGCCATGTATTACCTACTGACCAGCCAAGGATTCGCGAGTAACGATGGTCACGAACATTTCTTCATTAGCAGTAAGCTCGAAAGCAGCGCCAGCCTCATCGTAAACACTGAATGTGAAGGTACGCGTACCCTCGACAATCGCTGTGCACTGGCAAATCAGAGTGACACCAGCCGCTCCGAGGCCAGTAGCCTGGACACTTTGAACTCGGATTGGGGTTGCTGCGGCCACTGGTGTGTTGAGCTGAATATCGTATTCGCCAACGCCAGTTCTATCGATACCAAGCGTACCGAATGTTGCGTCCAGCGCATCGCCTTCGACCAGGGCCGGGTCAGCAGCACCAGTTCCTAGCATCCGAATATGATAATAAACTACCTGCGGGTTTACTTCCCAACTTCTATGGATTGCGTCGACTGCCATTTCAAATTCTCCTGAATAAAATTGTTGTTAGTTAGCCACACTGTTGCGCTCGACGAGCATGACGCATAACTCTTGGTCAACGTCTAGGTCGTCGGCCGCTGGGGGGTTAGCGCCGTCGTAGATTTGCACATGAACCTGACGGTTAGGCCGGTCCACTTCGATTCCAAACTGGTGAGGCTGCTCGCCGCCAACGTCCTCTAGGACCTGGCAACTGAAGCTGACATCTTGAAGCGCTCCAACACCTTCAAAAGTGAAGATATATGGAGAGTTCGCGCCACCAGCGTTGGTAACTGTGATTCCCTTACCTGCTCCGGCTACCATACCGAGGCCAGCACCACCGATTCCCTCCGCTTTGCCTGCATAAAACAGTAGGCCGGGCTGGAGAGCCCACATCTTCGACTTGTTTCTATTCGAGGGCATCTTTTTTCCTTTGTTTTAGAGGACCGGAGCCCCGAGACCATCCCGGGACCCCTTAGACCTCAGTCAGTACTAAACAGCGAGGCTAATATTCGCGTTCCAACCTGGAGCAGCGCAGCCCAACTGAGCGTAGTACCCAGTGCGAACTTCGATTGCGTCTAGGCCAGCTTCGCGGAGGAACTGCATACCGTCGGAGTCGAGCAGCTGAGGCGCGGCACCGAGGGAATACAACTTCCAAGTATCCATCTGAAGCATGAAGGCGGTTCCGACCGGGCAGTTGTGGTCAGGGATGACCAGGACCGAACCCGTGGGCGTGTGGAGGCGCATCCCCGAGAAGGAGATGTCAGCCATATCGCCGGAGCCGTTGCCACGCTCGTACTCAACGCGGGAGCCCAAGTCATTGAGCAGCTCGTTGTAGTGGAGGTGGTTGAGAAACACGTGGCTGGGGCGTCCACCCTCACGGCCGAGGCGAGTCGCGCCACCGGTCAGGGCTTCTTGCACAGTCATCGTGACACCAGCAAAACGGACACCACCGAGGCGGGTAACGTCTGCAGTCCGGTTAACACCGAAGAAGAGGCCAGCGCCAGGAGCAGCAGGAGGAAGCCAGCCGCCGAGACCCGTGAGGGAAACGTTGGCGCCACCGTTAGCTGCGTCGCCCTGCTTGTACAGGAAGTCGGTTGCAACGAGGCCCGGAATCTGAGCGTTCCAGTTACCGCCAACAACCGTCAGAGTTCCGAGGTCACGGTCGATGCCCGTAAGAACAACGGAACCGGGGTAGAGCACGCCACCTGCGGCAACCGAAGCCACGATGGTATCGCCAACCTCGAAGTTCGTCACATCAGCCGGAGTGGCCAAGGTGATGGTAAGAGCAGCGGCACCAGCGGCGTTCACAACACCGATTTGGCCTGTGCCCGTTCCGTAGATCTTCTGGGCCAAGGAGCGGCCGACACTCTGGAAGACGCCGTCGATTTCTGAGGTCACTGCCTCCATGAAAGCGCCAACATCACCCTTCGAAGCCTTTAGAACCTCGTTCTGGATAGTTGCCAGGCCGTAGTCGCGGGCTCGGGTAAGCACGAAACGGACGTACTGGCTGTTAGCGCCAGGCTTCTGGGCCAAAGCGGTGGGGAAATCCACTGAACGGGACGCCGGGGTACCGAAACGGACAGGAACCGGAAGGTTCAGACCGGTGAAGTTCTCCATTTTCGGAAGCATCGCCAAGAGGGGATGGTTCGAGTAGGACATGCTCTTGATTTCAAGAGCGGTGTAGTGTTCCTTGAGTACGCTCGCGAACGAGACTAGATCCAATGCCATTTCTTATCTCCGGTTATTCGTTGAACCTCAGGCCTTCCATCATCCGCCTGATTGATTCTTCGCGGCTTCTGGGGGCTTCGGTCCTACTGGGGGTTTGTGCTGAGTGTCGGTTCGATAGAGTCGGAGCCCTCGGAGCCGGCTGGGTGAACTTGTCCGCCCAACGCTTCCTGATGTTCTCGTCTTCCATCATCTTGTCCATCAAACCGGAGAGATATTGCTCAATCTCGCTGGCGGCCTTATCTTCGCTTAAGGACTCACCGGTCTTTTCAACGTGCTCCTGAATCCTCTGGACGACTGCTTCCTGCATGCCGAAGTTATTCGTGAGCGGGTATTCGCCGGAGGAGTCCACGTAGCTACGGATTCTGCCTCTAGCCTCTTCCAGGGCCTGCTCGTACTTGGCCCGGTCTTCACGTTCCTGTCTTTCCTGCCACATCCTCTTCATATCGGAAACTTCACCCCTGAGACCTGCTGTGGGGTCCGGCCGGTTGCCCTTCAGTACCTCCTGAGTGAGGTTCTCGAAGGTGTGGCCGTGGGTCTCTAGGGCGCGCATAGGAGCGCTTTCCATCTGCGTCCTCAGTTCATCTAACTGCTGCTTATAGTCTTCTGCAGTTTTTAGCTGGCTTGCTTGCCTTCTTACGTTAGCTTCCTGCTCCATAAGTGCTTGGAGGGCTGCTGCTGCTCTCGGCGTCATCTCAGGCTCCGGTGCTGTTACTGCCGGGGTTTCCGTTGCTTGCTCAGTCTGAGTAGTTTCGTCCATGGTTCTTACCTCTGTCACTGTAGGTTTGTCTGACCGTCCCCAGCACTAACTGCATTCGGAGCTACTCCGTTGGGCCCGGGGGCCGGAGGGGCAACGCCTGCCTGCATAGACTGGGCTTGATTTAGTTGAGCCTGCTGCTCCATTTGAGCCCTCTTGATGAACTCGTTGACGGCAACCATGAACTGACGCAAAAGTCTTAGTCGGTCCTCCTCCACGCTGTCGTTAACGGCCTTGTTGTACTCGGCCTGTATCTTCTTGAGGGCTAGCTGGTGGTCGATAAAAGGCTCAGGTGCCTCGTAGACCCCGTCGTCAATCATCTGTTCCGCGACTCTATCAATATAGTCTGAGGCTGCTCGGTCTAGGGCGACGGAGCGGTCGAGGTCTGGGTAGTCCAGGAGCCTCTTGCCCTCTTCGATATCGATGAGTCTAAGTCCGATAAGCTGCTCAATCATTGCGAGCCTGCCCGAGGGCGACTGGGGCAGAGACGAGGAGGGGAACACTTTCAGTACGTACGCGTCGCGGTCTAGGTCTACGTCCGCCCACTTCACCTCTTGTATGGTTCTCTTATCCCTCTGGGCTACAACGCTGTAGCTCGGGTCTTCTTCGTGTATCTCTCGGCCGAGGTCCACCATGCGTACTGCAATGTCCAAGAACATCTGCTCGTAGGCTTGGGATACGACGGCAAATCTCCCAGACTCTATATCGCTGAAAGCACGGAGCGCAGCCCCGGACTCCAGGCCAGCAGGCTTCTGGGAACTGGCAGATAGTTGGCTTACGCCCGCTATCTCGAAAGCCCTCTGGTACAGCCGGTCTAGGTGGGCAAAGAGTTCTCCGGGGACTGATTGGCCAGACGAGATGATAGGTGGGGTACCGGCGTAAGGGACGATGGCGCCGATTTGGTTGTTTATCTGGGACTTCTTTATCTTGCTGCCGGACTCTACGAAGATTCGAGGAATGGACACCAAGTCCATAATCTTCTTGATGGTAATGAGCAGCTTGTTGATTTCAGACTGCAGTCCCCGGAGCTCTTCTGCTACGCCGATGCCGAAGAAACCTCGTAGGTTGCTCGACCAGCGGACGAAGACGAACGGCAGGTAATCCTTCTCCCACGGCTCGTCTGCTAGAATCTTGCTCTCGATGGTTATCTGGTGTCGGCCGTCTCCTGCCCCGGGTCCCGAGGGGAGGTGCCAGCCCTCGACAACTCGCAACTGGTCTGCCGTGGAATCGTGGGCGGAGCGTTGCTCTGCTGTGCCTTCCCGCCACTGGTCCGAGGGGTTCGAGGCCGCGAGGATGGCTCCCTGGTGCTCGGGGAATAGCTCGAGGAGGACGTCCCGGTTCACGAACTTGGACTGGATGATTTGCTGGGGTTCCTCGTAGAAGCCCTCCGCATAATCCACGAACAGCTCGGAGGGGAGGATGCGCTCAAACTTGATTTCTGTGCTCCCGGGGTCCCGGAACACCTTGGCTACTCCGGTCCCGAACACACAGGCATCCAGGAACACTCTGGGGGCCTTCTCAAACACCCTAGATAGGTAGAACTGGCCGTCTACGAACCTCTCGAGGAGCTTGGCTCTCCTTCTCGTGGAGTGGTTGCCTCCGGAGGTCAGGAAGGTCGGGCGGGGCCGGGAACGTGCAATTCTTGATACGATGGTATCGCAAACGCTCTTCACCACGTTCAGGGTGACCCGGTCCTCCGTCAGGAGCCTCTCGTACGTTCTGGGGCCTACTCCGCCCAATCCGCGGTTGGTGTAGAGGGCTGAGTGGAGACGGTCGTCAATCCGCCTGCCCCTGTCATTGTTCCAGATATGCTCGAAGGTATCCTTAAGAGCGCCGTCTGGAGCCCCCTCTAGCCACCAACGAAAGTCCTTCTTAGAAAGGTCTGGCATTTAACTGGTCCAATCCAATGTATCACCAATGTCCTCTTGGGAAAAGGCGACGGGTTCCGGGTTTGATACGGGCAATGTATCGGGTTTGAATACGAGTTCAACTTCACCAATCTTTGCCTGCAGAACCCCGAGTGCTTTCAAGCCCTTGGCCAGTTCTAGAATCTCTTCTGCGTTTAGTTCTTTCATAATTCCCACCATGACTTGCTGTTCTGAGCCTCTATCTTTTCTGCGAGGGCCTGTTCGTGCTCGTCGGCCTTCTTTCTCCAGAAATCGTCCGTGCCAGGTACTGGACCCTC